TGCCTTCTTTCAAGGTAGCAGTTTTACATGCGTCAATATCTCGAAGAGCGAGAGGGCAACGGAGAAAATGACGCCCAGGCGCACCAGCCAGAGGCCAGGGGCGTTTTCCATCTTTTCCATGCGTTGCCGCAGCGCCTCTATTTCTGACTTCACGTTGCCGTTGACCAGCGACTGCACGTCAGTTGGCACGACCTCCTTGCGCAGTTCATCGATCTTGGTTTCGACGCGGCCAATGGAGGTATCCAACTTCTGTTCGACGCCTTTGATCATGGTCGATATTTTCTCGTAATCCGTCACATCAAGCGGCATGGCCGCACCTCCTCCTGGCCTTACTTCGGCACAATCACAATGGGAATAGGGTCAAAGGTCAGCACATTGCCACTGATCGTGATGCTGATGAACACCTGCTTGTTGCCAGCCGTGGCAGTGTCGGCGCTGTTCCACTGATACTGCACGATGTTGCCGGTAGAGACGGGAATAAAGAAGGTTCCCGCGCCCACCAGATCGGTCTTCGTTCCCGTATCGTACATGTTTACGCTGAACTGCGAGGCGGTTATGCCTGTGAGCAGGTACTCGTTCCCAGGCTGCCCCTCAATTGCTCCGTCCTGATACAGCGACACAGACAAGGCGGGCAGCGTTTGCCCGACAACCATTGGCGAAACGCTCATCTTATCCTCCTGCGACGGAAACGTTGCCGTCTCGACTTGAAACAAGCGTCGCGCCTGTTCGACTGCTTGACGCGACTGTCCCCGTTCTACTCTGCATACTGACTGCACCTGTGCGGCTCCCAACCTGCGCAGCCCCTGTCCGACAGGAGACAGCGACATAGGCAAAGATGACGGGTGCGACTACCGGCTGCGCACTTGCCGATCCACTGTCGGATGCACGTATCACCTCTACCTGCACCACAACCAGCCTGCAGGCAACGGCATCAAGCACGGTTGGGTTGTCGGCCACCATCAGGCTAAACATGAGCGAAAGCGCATCGCCAAGCGAAAGCTGCGTGGAAACAGCAACACCAGCAGCAACCATGAGGGTATCTGCTGCGATCAGTTGATCAGATGCAGCAAGTGATGGCATTGAGGCGAGTGTATCGCTCACGACGATGCTATCAGCAGCCACGACAGCGAGCATGAGGATAGACGTATCCTGTGGCGGGAGTGTATCATTCTGTGCGACTGCCAGGATTTGCGCGTCGGTATCTGTAATAGCGACACTCTCTGTGACGGAAAGCGGGGTTGTGCCTCCACTCACTGCTGTTCCGGCGTCCTGCACACTCACCTGCTCGGCGGCACTCAGGGCGAGGAGTTGTGCGTCACTCTCAGCAACCGCGACGCTTTCAACGGAGGAAACGTTCTCTCCCTGCGCCGCGCTATCTGCGACAGATACACGCTCTGACGCCGACATGCCCAGGCTTGACGACGACACATCGGTGAGTGTGCCTGTATCGATGAGGCCAAGTGCAAGCGCATATCCTTCGAGGTCTGCTGTTGCAAGGGTGTCCACAGGCGCAGGCATGAGTGATGCGCTCTCGCTGTCTGACACGGCCAGGGCGTCTACAGGTGGCGCGAGATTAGATGCGACCGTGGTGGCCGAGGTATCATCTGCTGACACACTCTCTGCCTGTGCTGTTCCCTTGCTATAGGTGGTGGCTGAAGTATCATCCGTCGAGAGCGTGTCCGTGACGGTGATGCTGTTGCCAGAGGAGGTGGGAGCATACCCTGGCGTCCCAACGTACAAATGGATGTTGCCCAGCGATGATGAGACAGACTCCGACGTGCTGATAGTGGCCGAACTAGACCCTGTGCTGTTTGTGGTGATATCCGGCCAGATGTCTATGTAGAGTTTATCGCCCGTTGCAAACGAAGTCGCGCTGCCAGACGCTGTGCCGAGTGTTTTGTTGGAAAGAGTCACCACGACACTTTTACCGGAGGCCAGCATCGAGGCAATCAAGGTATATGTGCCAGCATTGTAAATGTAGGCGCGCACATAAAAGTCGCAGGTAATGGAACCAACGCTAACCTCTCCCTCCCAGCCGCTTGACCATACTCCTGCTGCGAAGGTTTGCCCTTCGAGTGTGGTATTGTCAAAGAGCCAACCATGTCCACTTGGTGAACCAGTGGAGCCTGCTGCCGCCCACGCGCTTGTATTCCCTTGAGAGTAGAGTTCGCCGTAGCCTGTCGCTGTACCAATCAGGCATGTGGTAGGGTTTCCAACTGTGCCAGTGATGGCGAATAGTTGGTTCGCTGTTGTAAGCGTGGTCGAGGCTCCACTGGAGCCATAGACGGTCAGTGCGGTCATAGGAGAATGCGCAGCCTCCTTTGCGTGATGAGCTCTACATTTTCTCAGTCATGGTTGCCGCAATAGATGTGGTCGAGTTCAGCACCGTCTGTGCCACGATCAGGTGATTGGCTGTCTCTCCCGCCGCTCCTACAGGATTGGTGTTGACTGTCCACAGGTCGGTGTAGGTTCCGGCAGTGTCCGTCGTAGGGAAGGTAAACGAGATCACCACCTGTCTGTTTCCAGCGCCGGTTCCAGAAAAGGCAAACGCGCCACTGGCGAGTGCGCCACTATAGATGGCAGAGGTCAGAGACGACGGATTATCACTGGTGGTTGGCACAGGAACCACGGCTGCACCAATGCTAAAGCCAGTCGAGTTCACGGTGAATGAGTTCACGGTAATCGAGGTCGCGCCTGTCGTGTAGCCTCCACTATGGTTGACCGTGACATTCTGCGGTGCGCTCCCGCCATAGCCAAGTGTCAGCGTCTGCCCGTTCGCAATCGCGCCGACGATAGAGGCAACGGCGAGCGTGGTTGTGGCGGTCTGGTTGGCAGGCAATGCGCTGGTCAGCGTCGTTGAACCGGAATCCTGCGAAAGCGCAAGCTGGTTGAAGATCGAGACTGCCGAGCCAGCATTGTTGTAGGTGTTCTTGAGCATGGCAACAGCGCCATTATCGGTCACGATGTTGCGCGTCCAGATGCGCCGCAGCACGTCTCCGGTGTGCGTATCAAACAGTTTCAGTTCCCACAAGGCAAGCGGCTTCCCCTCGGCTTCAAACATAGTGCAGAACTCGGCAAAGCCGCGCGGCTTTACTGCACAGTGATAGTATTCTGGCAGCGTGACAAGAAGTTCTTCCATTACGATGCTACTTTCTCCTGCGCTGTGGCAGGCGATGCTTGTGCTGCCGCTTCCAGGAGGGACGCAAGCTGCATGTGACGTTGTGCTACGTGGTACGAGGCAGTAGGTGTCCCATCAGGATAGACCATATTGGGTGCAGCCAACTCCTTCTCGCTAAAGTCCACTTTGAGATGCACGGTTGCCCCGCAGGTTGGGCAGGCGGGCAGGCGTACTGTTCTGCGGCTTTTGAGCGCGTCAGGCGGCTGGTAGACATGCACCCCAGGATGGGTGTAGTGGGCGCTGTTTTCCGTGCCGCAGTCGCCACACCTCCAGCCCATCAGGCCGTCCTCGGTCAGGGTATGTAAGGCCATAGATTTCCTCTCAATAATTCCAGGTAAAGGTCTGCCCCATATGGCAATTGATGGCCGCACCGCTTGCCGTCTGGTAAAACTGCACACCATTGCTGTCCAGATGTGCGGTATTGACCGGCGTATTGAAACTGGCTGGGCCGTCGAAGTACGTGCCGCTCACGACAACGCTGACCGGCGTAGAGACCCGCGAGCGCGACGGGATGTACGCTGAGACACCATCTGAGGCCGCGCCTGCCCAGCCCGCCAATTCATACGAGCCTGGATCAGTGCCGCCCGATGGCTGCTGCAAGCCGTACACATCGCTTGCTTGAATGGTGGCTCCTGCCACTGCTGGAAGTGCCATAGTATCCTCCTCGCGTTCAATTCAGATTGATTACGTAATCGCTGGTTAAACTCTGCCCACTGGTTTTGGTAAAGGCGTACAGCGCGTGCGTGACGAGTGCGCCAGAGCCGCTACTAGACGTTGCATTATTGCCAAATAGCCCCGCGTTCGTATACGTGCCATTGGCCTGCGTTGCTCCAAAGAACGTAGAGATATTGACGCTATTCCCGCTAATGAGCGATGAGGAGGGGGCAGCGCGAAACAACTCGCCGTTCAATGCGACATCTCCAGCACTCACGGAGATAATGGCCCCCGTTCCGACCGCGAAGTATTGCGCGAACGGAACCACGTTGCCGAGGCCCACGCCGCCGCCTGTGAGCGCGTTGTTCCCTGCATACGTCAGCAGTTGGTTGCGTCCTGCGAGCGTGATACTATTCGTCGTCTCGTAGACGGTGTATCTGTCACGCTCGCGCTCGCTCTGATGCGGCCACCACGCCTCGAACTCCGCTTTGGTCATGCCATCTGGCAGGAGGCGCGTCTTAATACGGCCAAACGCCCAGACGCTCTCGCATGGCGCGTGTGTTCCCTCCATCGTCTCTATCCTGTCCATGATTGTGATCATTGGTATGCTCCTGGGTAGCCGCGTCAGTTGTAGCTGGCGAAGCCGTAGGTTGTGTTGGTGGCGTTGTATTTCGCGGTGAAACTTGCCTGACTCTGCCCTGAGAGGCTGTCACCGTAGTACAGGTTCTCGTTCATCGACTCGACGGTCAGTTGGATGACCGTGGAGCCGCTTGTAGCGGTATTTGACTGCAATGCCTTTGAAGTATTGCGCATCGCATCGATCATGGATGGCCGATACACTCCACAGGTATACGAGTAGACGAAGATTCCGCCTCCCTCGGCCTTCACGTTGACTTGCTGCACAATAAATGACTGCGCCACAAAGCCATCAAGGGCGCTGCTGACCTGCACTGCTAGCCCGCGCGGGATGTAGACGTTGAGATCAAAGGTGAGCATGATGAGCGGCTGCGAGTATTTGCCCACCTCCGCAATGCCGCGTATTTGCGCCGTTGGCGAGTCGGCAATCGTCGTATCGGTGACTTTGGCAAAGAACCTGCGCTTATACTGCGCAATGGACTGGTTATCCTCCACCAGGATAGCCACGTTTCGATACGTCGGGTACGTCGCCAGGATGTTGTTTGTGCCTGACGCGGGCGCGGTCTGGAAATGAAGGGTCGTGGAACTGCGGTCATAGGTCACAATCACGCCATTCACCCCTGGCGTATCGATTCCATAGACGCCGATCTTGTTCTGTGCCACACCTCCCACGGTGATACTGTTCATACCGCTAGGGATGCTAGAGAGCGTGAACGTCTTGGTTGTGCCGTCACCATTAAAGGTGTCGGTCGAGACGGTGTAGTACTGGCTCCCTAGCACCTTGACGCTGTTTTCAAGCTGTGAGCCGTCATATTCCACCAGATAGTTCTGCGGTGGGAATGCCGTCACGTAGTCAGGGCTTTCGACATTCACCGAATAGGTTGAGTAGTTAAAAGGCGTGTCGTTATACCACAGAAAGTTGTACTCGTCCACGTAGTAGATGAACCCAGTGGAGTCGGACAGCGAGTTCATCACGTCGCGCATAGTGCAGTCTCCATAGGCGACGGAGCTAATATTTTGCCCAAATTGCACAGTGGTAGGGGGTGAGAGAAGCGTTTGCCTTCCGGTAGAGAGCATTCCTGAGAAGTACGTATTGACCAGGGTGCTGATGATGGTCTGATCGGTCGTATTCTCGAAGTTGGCATTGATGAGCGCACCGTTATCGATCACATCGCCCATTGATGCGCAGTCGAGCGTGTAGAGACGATTTGTGCCATCATACGTGACTTTGATGTCCTTGATGTAGCCGTTGAATATCCAGCGTAGGCGTGTGGTTGAGCCATCTGGCAGGATCGTCACGTCGTCATTGAATGTGGAACAATCCGGCGTGGGATAGCTGATCGGCGTCCCGTCAGCAAGATAGTGTCCTGGAAACAGCACCGGCTCCAGGCACACACAGGAGGTAAAGACGGAGGCTGTCGGCACGAAGGTAATTGTGCCGCTATTGCTGCCGGACACCGTGGCCTTCCCACCAATGGACACTTGACAGAAAACCGTTCCTGCGGGAGCGACACCTGCTATGGCTATTTTCTGGGCAGAGGAGGTCGGCGTTACCGTGGTGCTGAGTAGGCTTCCGAGCGGGGTATACTGGCCGTCCAGGTACTGCATCTCCACAAATGCCGCGCTATTGCTGATTGTACCGGAGCCGATGATCGTGACCGAGGCCATGTAGGTATGCCCTGGCGTAATCTCAATGAATATCGAGTGGCCGACGTTTTGGGAGATGAGGCCGTAGTTATTGCCGCCGCT